TCCATTAACAAATGGTTTATATGCACCAGGTCAAACTGCAGAAGTAGAACCAACAACAATTAATGATTTACGTCGTGCTTTTAGATTACAGGAATGGTTGGAGAAAAACGCTCGTGGCGGTACTCGTTATATTGAAAGTATTTTAACACATTTTGGTGTAAAATCATCTGATAAACGTTTACAAAGACCCGAATATATTACAGGAGTAAAATCACCAGTAGTAATTAGTGAAATAGTAAACACAACTGGACAAGATGGAGGACTAGCTCAAGGTAACATGGCAGGTCATGGTATTAGTGTAACATCAGGCCGTTCAGGTTCATATTATTGCGAAGAACATGGATATATTATAGGAGTAATGTCAATAATGCCAAAAACTGCATACCAACAAGGTATACCTAAAACTTTCTTAAAATCAGATAATTTAGATTATTTTTGGCCTTCATTTGCTCATATCGGTGAACAAGCAGTTACAAACAATGAAATTTATGCATATACATCAGATGCAGAACAAACATTTGGTTATGTACCAAGATATGCAGAGTATAAATATATGCCTTCAAGGGTAGCAGGAGAATTTAGAGATACATTAGATTTTTGGCATTTGGGTAGAAAGTTTGCTACTCCACCTGCATTATCAGGTGAATTTGTGTCATGTAATCCAACTAAAAGGATATTTGCAGTATTAGAAGGCCCTGGGTCAGAAGCAACAGATAGTTTGTATTGTCATGTATTAAACAAAATCAAGGCAGTAAGACCAATGCCAAAATTTGGTACACCAATGTTTTAACCATGAGTAGTAGGTGTATAACTCCTTTCTATAAGAAAGAACAAACAAAAGGAGAACATATACCATTTCCTTGTGGAAAATGCCCCCCATGTAAGAAAAGAAGGACTTCAGGTTGGTCTTTTCGATTAGTTAAAGAAGGAGAGCGGAGTTTATCCGCTCTCTTTATTACCTTAACTTATGATACAGAATACGTTCCAATAACAAAGAATGGATATATGTCTTTAGATCTAAAAGACTTACAGAAATTTTTTAAACGATTAAGAAAATTATCTAATGAAAAACTCAAATATTATGCTGTTGGAGAATATGGCAGCAACAAAAAACGTCCGCATTATCATATTATTCTTTATAATGCTAATAAAGACCATATTGCAAGGGCTTGGGCTCTTAATAATAAGTCTATTGGTACTTACCATATTGGTAATGTTAGTGCTGCCTCTATTGGTTATACCCTCAAATACATGAGTAAAAAGTCTCAAATTCCAATTCATCAAAATGATGATAGAAAAAAGGAATTTAGCGTAATGTCTAAAGGATTAGGAAGTAATTATATAACAGAAGCCATGATAAAATGGCACAAAAATAATCTGGAACAACGTATGTATGTTCCTATAGAAGATGGCAAAAAAATAGCAATGCCACGTTATTATAAGGACAAAATGTATAATGAAGAAGAAAAGGATAAAATAGCTAAATACATGGTTAAAATTAGCGAAGAATTAGATTTAAAAATATCACAAGAATTCAGCAGTTTTACTGAACAGGAAAAAGTAATATCTGAAAGACATATTTTTGCATTTAAAAAAATGGAAAAATTAGCTGAATTAGAAAGAAAAAACAATAATTTATGAAAGTTAGAACTATGTTTAATGCTCACGAATATAAAGATAATGAAGTCTTTACTGAACCTTCACAAACGGTACCAGATCAAGCATTAACAATAAGAGAAATTTTAAAAAGATACGCAAGTGGTCAACCACTTGGTGGAAGTCAAGAACCAATTTATGAAGGAGATGAAGGCGATGGTATAGACCCTCGCAGACTCGATTTAGCAGAAAGGCAAGAACTTGAGATAGCTGCTCGTCAGGAACTTGCTGAAATCGAAAAGCGATTAAAGAGCACAACAATTACAACCGAACAAAGGTTGAGTAAAGAACAGATTCAAGACATTGAATCACAAGATGTTGAAAACATCAAAGATTAAAAGAAATATGGCTGTGCAAGTTTACTTGCATGGCCGTATTTATTAAGACAAGCGCAGCGCGTCAGTAATAAACACTAATAATACCTTGATATATTAGTGTTTATTGACACCAAATACCTAAATTGTAAAAAAATACGGGATTAGGAAGCGCAGCGGACGACAGACCACATAAAAAACAAAATAGGTATAGTGTCACAAAAAAAACAAAAAAAACAAAAATTATGAGTATATGGACAGCCCTAGGCGCTTGGGCAAAAAGCGGAGCACCAAGTAGTAGTTCAGTATTGAATACCGGATTACAGATGTATACGAATTATCGTAACAGACAAAATGCATTATCAGACCAAAGAGCGTTAAATGCATATAATTCTCCTTTACAACAAATGCAGCGATTTAAAGAAGCAGGTTTAAACCCTAATCTTATTTATAAACAATCAAATGAAGGAGCACCTGTTAGAAGTACTGATTATGTCGCACCTCAAATAAAAGAAACTCAATTAGATGTATTAGGAAAAAGTACACAAATACAACTACAAAAACAAGCACAAACTACAGCAAATTTGCAGCAAAAATTAATTGAAGCTCAAATTAATAAAACAAACGCTGATGCTTTACAAGCTGCTAGTAATACAAGATGGAAAGATTTAGATTATGCTAGATTAAAAGGTCAATTACCTGGCTTAGTTGATAGTGTATATTTACGTAATGACCAAATGACTGCAGAAATACAAAATAAAATTGCTGATACAAGTAATAAAATTGCTCAATTACCAATTTTAGAAGTACAAAAGAATAAATTAGATGCTGAAGTAGATAAATTAATGAGAACAAATGCTTTTATTGAAAAAAGTAATAATTCTCAATTAGCTATTCAAAAAGCTATGGTGGCATCTATAAAAGTTGCTACTGATTTAACTAGAAAGAAAATAGTTACAGAAGATTTTAATCAAGAACAAATAACTTCACAAATTAGAAATGCTGCTATTAATGCATATAAAGAACAAGATACTAATGTAGATATGTCTTGGATAGATAAAGCTGTTAATATTGGTTCTTTACTATTACCTTATGGAGCTGCTAGATTACTTCCTAAATTTGTACCTCAATTTAAAAAATAATGAGATTATATACACAAGATCAATTATTAAGATTAATAAAGCTGTACAATACAGCAGATGAATCAGAAAAAAAGTTATTAAAACCATATTGTGACCAAGCAATATTTAAATATTTTAATCACAAACTAAAAACAAAAAAATGCGAAGACGAAACTCATATCGCCGCTCATCTCGAAAGCGCGGTTATGGCAAGCGTAAAGTAAGCCGCACATACTATGTATCACGCGGTGGAATTAGACTATAACAAAAGGCGGTTAGTCACCGCCTATTAACAATTGTTCTAAAATCAAACAAAAACAAAAACATGAAGCCGAATTTATTTAATTCGATTAAGCTGCAAAGACCAAAAAAGAATGTCTTTGACCTCACCCATGACGTAAAGTTATCAGCAGAAATGGGCAATTTAACTCCAATTTTAACATTGGAATGTGTACCAGGTGATAAGTTTGAATTAGGTTGCGAAAGCCTTATCAGATTTGCACCAATGATTGCACCAGTAATGCATCGTATGGACGTAAGTATGCATTATTTCTTTGTTCCCAATCGTATATTATGGGATAATTGGGAAAAGTTTATAACTGGAAACGAACCAAATTTAGTAGCACCATTTATTTATTATTTTGATAATAATACTTATTTTCCTGCAGCAACAAGAAAAGCAATGGATTATATGGGTGTACCACCAATGCCAGCTGGAGGTTCAGACCAAAATATTAACGCATTACCATTTGCAGCATACCAAGCTATTTATAACGAATTTTATCGTGACCAAAATTTAATAGCACCAGTTAATTATAAATTAACAGATGGTAGTCAAACAATATCTCCAGAAAGGGTAGCAGAATTAACTCAATTACGTAAAAGAGCATGGGAACATGATTATTTTACAGCATCATTACCTTTTGCTCAAAAAGGTGCAGCTGTAGATATACCTTTAGGAACAATTACAACACCTTATGCCAAGATTGAAGGTTCAGGAGGGTATGATGTACCTAATACTTCAGGAGGCAATTATGATGTTGGCCCTGCACCTTCTCCATT